ACCCATTATAGAAATTTGACATTTTCAAAACTATAATATATAATGTACTTCAGTAGTGGTTTACTTATGAAATCAAAGTATTGTATATTTCATGTGCAGGGTGGTATTGGAAAACACGTTGCGGCGACAGCAGTAGCAAAAGCAATTAAAAATAATTATCCAGATAGAAAACTAATTGTTGTATGTGTTTATATTGATATTTTTATTAACTTAACTTTTGTAGATCGTGTGTATCCTCTTGGTGGAACGCAATACTTCTACCAAAATTATATAAAGGATAAAGACTCTTTAATTTTTCATCATGAACCTTATTTTACAACGGATCATATTCATAAAAAAATGCCGTTAATTCAAAACTGGTGTAAAATGTATGGGTTAAAATACACCAATGAAAAACCAGAAATTAAATATAATAAACTGCAAAAGAATCTTGCTAAACAACACTGGTGCAAAAATAAAAAACCAGTAATGGTCATTCATACCAATGGTGGATTAATGACAACTGATGCAAAGTCTCATATGTGGGCAAGAGATATGCCTGAAGATGTTGCACAAAGAATCGTAGATCATTACAAAGATCAATATCATATCTATCAAGTTACTAAAATGAATTCTATTAAACTTGATGGTGCTGAGCATATTTTTGCAACCCCAGAAAAGTCATTAACACTAATAGAACTTTTTAGTGTTCTTCTTTATAGTAAAAAGAGAGTATTGATTGACTCTTGTATGCAACATGCTGCAGCAGCATTGAGACTTAAGTCTACAGTGCTTTGGAATGGTACAAGTCCAAGTGTATTTGGATATGATATGCATGATAATATTTGTACTGAAATTCCTTATGATTTTAAACTTCCTGGAAGTTATCTATTTGATTTTGACTTTAATGGAAATGAAGTTGAATATCCATTTGGAGAGCAGGAAGAACTTTATGACTTTAATAAAATTATAGAATCAATCGATAAACAATGAGGTAATTATCAATGAAAAATGAAAAGACTTTTTATTTCATGGCTGGTCTTCCACGTTCTGGAAGTACCCTTCTCTCATCTATTTTAAATCAAAATCCAAGATTTTATTCGGGACCAAGCTCTCCAGTTGTTCCAACAATGCTTAACCTAGAGAATTCATTATCAAATGATGAATTATTTTTAGGATATCCCAAAGTAGAAGTCGGAAAAAAAATTATTGCATCAATACTTCCACAATATTATAGTGATATTGATAAACCAGTTATTATCGACAAGAATAGATCTTGGACAATTAGAATGAATTATATTTCTGGATATTTTGATATTGTACCTAAAGTTATTTGTCCCGTAAGAGATATTACTGAGATTTTAACGTCTTTTATTATGATGTGTCGTCGTAATCCTTATACCAATCAAACAAAGATTAATTTTATTGACGAGATGCTAATCAAATTAAATATTCCTTTGACTGATGATAATCGCTGTGAACTTCTAGCAAGTCCTCAAGGTATTCTAGGTCAGTCTGTTGATGGATTAAGATCTGCTATAAAAGAAGGGTATGATCACTGCTTACATTTTGTTGAATATAATGACCTGGTAAACAAACCAGAAGAAACGATGAAAGCAATTTATGAATTTTTGGGTGAAGATTATTTCGAACATACATTTAATAATCTAGAAAATCTTCATCGTGAAAATGACCAACAAATTTATGGTCTTGCAGATATGCATGAAGTTCGTTCTGTTGTTAAGTCAACATCTCCTAGACCAGAAGAAGTTCTTTCTGAAAACATTTTATCCAAGTGTAAAGGTGCTGAATTTTGGAGAACTATTGTGGATAATTTTGAGGATGAAATTGATATTGACGATGATGAATTTGAAATGGATACATTAGATAATTCAGAATCTACTTCAGATTGCAACAGTAGTTTTTTAATTGGTGGTTGATATAAAATTTTATGAGTAATTTTGTAAAACTTGTACTAGAGAATGGCGGTACTGTTAAACCACTTTTGATTAAACCCGAGGATTTATCTGGACCTTCTCTTACAAATCCTTCGGTTCTTGTATCTAATGGTAAAATTTTAGTCAATATTCGGAATGTAAACTATACACTATATCATTCTGAATTAAATAAGTTTGAACATAAGTGGGGACCTCTTTCATATATTCATCCCGAAAATGATATGCATTTGCGTACAGTAAATTATATTGCTGAACTTGATGAAAATCTAGATCCGATATTTTACTCCAAAATTGATACATCTCAGTTTGATAATTATAAACCTCAATGGGATTTTGTTGGTTTAGAAGATGCTCGTTTAATAGAATGGGAGAATAAAATTTATCTATGTGGGGTCAGAAGAGATCTTGATAGCAAAGGTACTGGAAGAATGGAACTTTCGGAACTTGAATTTGATGGACCTCAAGTAAGAGAAGTATTTAGATATAGAATTCCTGGACCTCCTCCAGATGAAGAATATTGCATGAAAAATTGTACACCAATTGAAGACAAACCGTTTCATCTTCTTAAATGGATGAATCCCACGGCATTAATGAAGTTTGATCTAAATGGTGGAGATAGTGAAGTATTTGAAACTACTTCATATACTTCTAGAAAACGGGATATGAGAGGGGGGTCCCAAGTTATTAAGTATAAAGATGGGTATCTCACTTTGATTCATGAAACTGATCTTTATAAAACAGAACAGAATAAAAAGAATGCAACTTATCGTCATAGGTTTGTTTATTGGGATAAGGATTTTAAGAATCAAAAATGTTCTAAATTATTTTCTTTTTTGAATATGAATATTGAATTTTGTTGTGGTTTAGATGAATATAATGATGATTATTTGATAACTTTTGGAGTTCAAGATAATGCTGCTTATATTTTAAAAGTTTCAAAATCTTTTGTGGGGGATTTTATTGATGAATAAAACAATAGATTGTACATCTGAAAACTCAAAATTATTTGATTTTTCATTAGATACCGAAAATGTAGAAAAAAATTATAATCTTGCAAAGTGGTATGAAGAGCAAGGTCATACAGCATCAGCTCATACTTATTACCTTCGTGCTGCTGAAAGATCGGATGATGATTTGCTCGCATATGCTGCTCTTCTTCGAGCATCTTTTTGCTATAAATCTCAAGGATCTCGACCTGCAACTGAAAAAATATTGCTTGAGAATGCTCTGAATCTTTTACCAAATAGACCTGAAGCATACTATTTTCTTTCATTATTTTATGAAAAAAAATCTGAGTGGCAGAATGTATATACTTATGCAAATCTTGGATTGCAATGTTATCGGCAAGAAATTGAAAGTATAGATGTTCCTGAATATTTGGGAAAATATCAACTAATATTTCAAAAAGCAGTTTCTGCTTGGTGGTGGGGTAAAGGTAAAGAATGTAGAGAACTATTTTGGAAGTTAGTAGACGAGTATTGGGAAGATCTAGATCAAAAATATAAAGATCTTGTAGAGAAAAATATATCTAAAATAGGTGCTGGTCCAGAATCTCAGAGTGCATCATTTTATGATCATCGAAAACATTCTCAATTAAGATATATTTTTAAAGGGTCTGGAAAGATAAAAAATAACTACTCTCAGACATTCCAAGATATGTTTGTTCTTTCTATGTTAAATGGAAAAACTTCTGGTACTTTTTTGGAGATTGGTGGAGCTAAACCATTTGAAAGAAACAATACTGCTCTTTTAGAAAAAGAATTTCAATGGACTGGGGTATCAATAGATTGTAATGAAAATTTTGTAGAGCAATATAAAAAAGAAAGACCCAATGTAAAAGTTTTATTTGAAAATGCTTTACAAATAGATTTTGAGAAATTACTTTTAGAATGTTATCAAACAAAAACAATTGACTATTTGCAGTTAGATATTGAACCAGCAAGAAATACTTATGAATGTTTGTTAAAAATTCCTTTTGATGATTATAAATTTGCAGTGATTACTTATGAACATGATCATTATATTGATGTAACTAAATCTTGTAGAAAAAAATCTAGGGAATTTTTGCAAAATAAGGGATATGTATTAGTTGTTAATGATATATCAGTAGATGGAATTTCCACTTTTGAAGATTGGTGGGTTCATCCAGATTTGGTAGATCCTAAAATTTTAGAGTTGATGATGAGTGTCTCCGATAAAATTACTAATGTGACTGAATATTTTTATTCTAAAAAAAAATTAAACTATTATGCAGAGTTTGAAACCGACAAGTATATTAGAGAAAACTTTTTTCCGGACTTTAATTATTCTGGAATATTTGTTGAAGTTGGTGCCGGACCACCTGAATTTATTAGTAATTCTAAACATTTTAGAGATATTGGATGGAGAACAATTTGTGTTGAACCTAATCCTAAATTTGTAAAACAACATAAAGAATTTGGAAGTGAAGTTTATCAATATGCATGTTCTGATCAAGATGGAAAATCAAATTTTGTAATCAATTACAATAATGATAGTTGGTATTCTCACGAAAATGATGGCGTAAGTTTTTCATCTTTAGAAATTAGATATGATGGGGTTCCATCTCATAATACTCAAGAAATTATAGAAGTTGAAAAAATTAAATTAAATACTTTACTTGAAAAAATTAATGTAGAAAAAATAGATGTTCTATCAATTGATACTGAAGGATGGGAACTTGATGTAATGCGAGGATTTGATCATTTAAAATATAACCCAAAAGTCATTGTTTTGGAAAATTTTGAAAACAATAAAAAATATGAAAATTTTATGCAAGAAAGGGGGTATTCTAAAAAAATAAATTTAGGATATAATGAAATATATGTAAAAAATAGTTCTCAAACTTCCTTGAATGGAAATTTTAATGGAAAAATAAATCATTGCGATTGTTATTGGTGTCAACAATATCCTTTCCCAAGGTTGACGTTGATTGGTGATAAACATTGGTTTGAGATACCTAAAAATGGATCTGCTACGATTAAAGCTTTGTATCCTGACTATAAGCATCTTGATAAGTCTGAGTACCCAAAAGATGTTATTCCAGTTGTAGTCTTTGATGATCCAGTCAGTAGATTTATCTCTTTGATTAATGATTACTTTTGTAATGGAAATAGGGAAAATAATACTCTGGGGTCATCTCAAAACAGTCTTTATAGTAAAGATATTTTTGAATCCATCGGCATGGATTTGGATCAGGTGAGTGATCATGAAAAGGTAGGTATAGTTTTAAAAAATCTAGACAAAATAACATCTCGTCATCAGGTTCATCACTTTTATCCTCAGACTAAATTCATAGATACAGAATCTTTTGATAATTTTAAAATCATTTCCAAACAAGAAATCAATTCTTACTTTGGTACTGATAAAATTTTTAATAAATCTCCTAAAGGGATCAGTATTGAAGATCTTACAAAAGAACAGATTGATACAATCAGAGAGATATATGCATCTGATTATGAATTTTATAAGAAGTATTATAAACCAGAAGTGAAGAACTATGAACCAGTAAAAGTAGCAGAAAAGTTTGAGTATCATGCAACACCTTTGAGTTTTCCTCTTGGGCAGAAAACAAAAAGATCTGCTATAATCGTAGATAATTTCTATGAAAATCCAGATAAAGTTCGTGAATTTGCTTTAAAACAGGACTATCATATTGGTGGAATTGGGAGAGGGTATATTGGAAATAGAACTCATCAGCAATTTTTATTTCCTGGACTTAAAGAAAAGTTTGAAGAAATTATAGGACAAAAAATTACAAAGTGGGAAGAGTATGGAATGAATGGTAGATTTCAATATTGTTGGTCTGGACAACCATTGGTCTATCATTGTGATAGTCAAAAATGGGGTGGAATGTTATACCTCACTCCAGGTGCTCCATACCAATGTGGAACAACCCTATATGCCCATAAGCAGACCAGAGCGAGGACATACTATGATGAGGGGTGGGATGCTGCTTGGAAGGACGTTCCTGGCGATTCTCATTTGGATGGGACGCCATTTGAACCTGTAGATGTTCTTGGAAATGTCTATAATCGCCTTGTAATTTTTGATGCAAGTTGTATTCATTCTGCTTCTGAATATTTTGGCACAGTTCAGGAAAATGCAAGATTATGGCAGATGTTCTTTTTTGATACTTGACTTTTTTCAAAAAACCTTTTATAATATCCAAGTCTTCACCATCCTTGTATCATTGGGAATGAAGACTCTCTCTGTGGTTGGGAGAGATGAGTTGATGGTATAAAGGAGAGTTTCAAAACTCTCCTTTTTCTCTTATAAATTAATGAAAATCTTTTTAATCTTATGAATTTTATCGTATACTCAAAAAAAGATTGTCCATATTGTTATAAAATAAAGCAAGTTTTAGAATTAACCGGAAGTAATTTTGTAGTTTATACTTTGGGGGAAGATTTTACTAAGAAAGAATTTTATTCTAAGTTTGGTGAAGGTACTACTTTTCCCCAAATTATTTGTGACGATAAGAAACTTGGTGGATGTATTGATGCGATTAAATTTTTGAAAGAAAAAAGAGTTGTTTGATGAATGATCTAAATAATGATATCCACATGAATCGTGGTGTTGAATTTATTCTACATGGAGGTAAAAGAAAGCATCCAAAAAATTTTCATATTATTTTTGAAAAGTTGGTTTGCTTTCTTAATAGGGAAGTAACCATTTATTTCGAATTTTCCTTAAAATTTAGGAAAAAAAGTAATTTCCCCAGGAGAAAGCCATGTTAGCAACTAGTTTAGTCATCGGTTCTTTTATGACCATTTTGTTTTTTATAGTTGGTTTGATGGTTGGTTGGGTAGGAAGAGAATACCTAATGAACTATCAGGATACTCCTAAATTACACCCAGAATTTTTTGATCAACATGGTAATGTTGTTCCAGATGAAGTGGTTGCTGTAAGATTTGAAGAGGGATATTTTGATGATGAGGAAGATATTGAAGAATAAATTCTAAATATGGTAGAATTGTTATTAATCATTCTGTAAATTATGACTACGACTAAAACAAAAAAAAGAGAATCTTCTATTGTTGAATTAGCAACTAATCCTTTTGCTTTTGAAGTATTAAATTTAGCTGTAAAGCAAAGATCAAATGCTAAAAAAATTGAAGTTCTTAAAAAATACGAGCATCCATCTTTAAAATCTATTTTTATTTGGAATTTTGATGAGAGTATTGTTTCAATGCTTCCAGAAGGTGAAGTTCCTTACGCAAGTGTTGGGGAACAGAGCTCATTCAGTGGAAATATTAGTGAAAAAATTAATGATGCTGTGAATATGATGAATGAGTTAAATTCGGTTTCATTGGGATCTCAAGATCAAGGTAAATCGAGTATTCGTAAAGAATATAGTAAGTTTTATAATTTTATTAAGGGTGGGAATGATTCATTAAGTTCTCTTCGAAGAGAAACAATGTTCATTAATATCCTTCAAGGTCTTCACCCACTTGAAGCAGAAATCCTTTGTCTTGTTAAAGATAAAAAACTAGAAACTAAATATAAGATCAGTAAAGAAATTGTGAGTAATGCTTACCCAGATATTAGATGGGGAGGTCGCTCATGAGTAAACTGAAAACTACCATTGAAGAGGAGGTTACTTTGGAGTGGACACCCGAAGAAAAAAATAATTTACCTCCCCAATATGGTTGTCAAATTCTTTTGCAAGATACCACTATAGAACAGGCAAAAGATTCATCTTTTCCCAATGATGCTTATCTAATCTGGTATGAAGTTGATGGTGTAACTCATTTAGATCTTTGTAGAACCACTAAGAGAGTCAATCTTTTTGATCTTTATTATGATAAGTTTGGACCAGGAGCAGTTAAGAAAATAGATTTTGGTTATGGTAGAACAAATCCAAAAATCTGGGGGTATAGGCAACCAGAAAAGAAAAAAAGAAAATAAAGTATTTGAGATGATATTAAATGGGGAAACATTACCTTCTTAATCTTTATGGGTGTTCGTTTGATCTTTTAAACAACGAACACTTCCTCATCGATCTGCTTGAGAATGCCGCTACAGCAAGCGGTGCAACAGTCATCCAGACCATATATAAAAAGTTTAAACCACAAGGCGTAACGGTTCTTACACTGCTCTCTGAGAGTCATATTAGTATTCACACTTGGCCAGAGAGGGGTGAAGCAGCAGTTGATATCTTTACTTGTGGTGAGTGTGCTCCAAAGGTTGGTTGTGATATTATTATTCATCAATTAAATGCAGACAATAATACCTTGAGTTATATTGAACGCTGAAACCAAAATCGACCTTTGATTCCAAATATCGGCGGAAAATTCCCCGGCAAAAATTTGAGTTTCTTAAGATTTTGTAAAATTGTATCGCATTATACAGGGCATGGTTGCTAAATAATCGCACAAGGTATATAATACCTGTACGTTCATCCACATGTTAGCACTACT